CCGCAAGAGTGTGATTGTTCTGGCCGAGGACGGCCCCAAACAGTACAAGGTCTCGCCGGAGTTATTAAGGCCTCTGCGTGACGTGAAGTAGGTCAACTACGTCGTGGAATGAACGCTTACTCGCGGTAGGCGATGACATCGCTGGTGGTCTCGCAGCCGTGGGCGTACACGTAGCCAAAAGCGCGCAACTGCTGCAGCACCGAGACCATCGCGGTGGCCACCGGCTGGGTGTCCAGGTAAGGCACACCAATAATGCGCGGCGTGACGCCCAGCTTCTGCTTGGCGGTGAGCAGCGCCTGCAGCCCGGTGCGCTGGCCTAGCTCGGTGGTGGTGCCAATCACATTGGCGGTGGTGGTTTCGTCGTCTATGCCTTCTTCTACCCGCACCACAACGATGATGGGCTTGGACTGCTGACCAATGGCGGTGAGGGTGTCTTTCAGCGTGCCTTGGGTGCCCGCTTTGCCAATGGCGGTATCCACATTGGTCACCAGCGCGGGCTGGTTGAGGGGGAAGGTGGTGGCGTCTGCATCCGGCGCGGTGCAAACCACGCCAATAACGGAGGTGGAGACGGTGCGGATGGTGCGCGTGCCGTCGTTGACTTCCGCAACGCGCACGCCGTGGTGGTATTGATCGAGTGCCATGGTGGCTCCTGCGCAGGTTCACTGTTCGAGTAACGAAAAGGGTGAATTCACGCAGGTATCGTGCGGGGGCTGGGGGGAGGGTGGTAGCGGTGGTGGGTGTAAGTGGGGTGGTTTACATGGTGGGTGTGGTAAGGTGCGGGAAAGTGACTGCTAAGGGAATGTTGGGATGTTGAAGTGGATTAAAAAGCACAGTTATTGGGCGTTGGCTATTGCCGTTTTGATAGTCGCTGTTGTGGCGGTAGGTGCTTATGCATGGAATTTCAGAGAACTGCCTATTTCCACTGATACAGGGAAGTGGGCAGATTTTGCGACATATCTATCCGGTACGGTTGGTGTAGCTGCGGTAGTGGCCACTCTTGTGGCTTTTATTATCACGCTAAGGCAGCAACAAGCACTTATAAAAAGTCAGGATGCATTGATTGAAAAGCAAGATCAGCAGATAAGTCAGAATGAACAACTTCTTGAAATGGAGAGAGCTTATTCGTTAGAGAGCCGAGAAGATAAGCTTAAAGAGTCAGAAAATGCAGCTGTATATTTGATTCATCACTTTGAAAACTTAATTAATATGTTTAGGAGGGCTCCTAATGCATTAGAAAACTTTGACCCTGAATATCTTTTAGCTGTTTATCATAAGCATCCAGCCTTTTACTCAGCGTTTCTACTTGAGAATGATGCAGAGGTTGCTCAATTTATAGACAAGCTTGATTCGAAATTGGCTAGGTATTGTATTGGCTCAATTGTTAATGCAAAGCATTTTTATTACATAATTAGTTATAATATTGATCAAATGCCAGCTGATGAAAGGAATGTTTTGAGAGTGAGAATGCATTTCAAACATCAGGTTTCAAGTGAGAGAGTGCAACAGGCGTTAGAGTCAGTTAAGTTTGGATTAAGAGATTGTGAGTCATTTATGAAAGAAGCGCAAAAAATTCTGACAAGGTAGGTGGTCTCAAAAAGATCTTTTAGGTTTATGGCGAAAAATCAGCCCGCGCTATAGCGGGCTTAATACTCTAAACCGAGTTTATAATAGCCAATGACTCTTCAAACGCCCCTGCAATATCTATCCCATACAGCGCCTCGGCATCCGCCGCCGTGTCGATCAGCTCACTAACTTGCCGCTCGGCTTTGAAGCAGCTTTGCACATGCTGTGCCACCGCTTGCGCGATGGGGCGTAGCTCGGTCTCAGTGACCGTGACCCAGCCATCCGGCCCCTTCCAGTCGATCTCTCCCACAAACGGCTGCGTGAGCGTTTGAAAGGCGCTGGTAAGCTGCGCCTGGCTTTCGCGGTCGGTGAGGATGCGTGAGCCGTCAGGCAGTGTTACGCCGCCGGTTTCGATATCAAAACGGTGGGCCGCGAGAGCGCTTTTCAACTGGTCGCGGAGGTAGTCGAGCGAGGGTGGTTCTAAGCTTTCGCCGTTGGCGATGTAGTCATGGTTGATCAAACCTTCCAGGTTTTCCGGCACTTTCAGCCAGCGAATGGAAGGGTGAAAGCGGCCGTGTGGCTCGAAGCTAATGATCTCGGCGCATTGGTTGGCGTCGTCAATACGAACATAGCGGGTCATGATTCGGGCTCCCATAGCAGGGTGCCGTGCGCGTCACGCACGGCCGTGATAGTGATAGACTCGACGGGGTGGCCTGTGAGTATCTGCACGGCGGTGGTCGCCTCGGCCTGTGCCGCGAAGATTCCTCCGGCGCTGACGTGGGCCACACCCGGCGATGCCGGGGTGGCGTAACTTACGCTGTACTCGCTCATGCGGCGTTATCCGGGTACGAGCGGCCCGGCCCCCAGATGATGCGCACCGCGCCCTGGCCACCGGCACCGCCGTCATAATCACCTTGGCCGCCTCCGCCACCACCTCCGCCGTAGTTTCCGCCATTACCACCATTGCCGGATTCATAGCCCGCTCCGCCATTGCCACCGCCGCTACCCCCTTTTCCTCCCCAGTTGTAATCTCCAGAACCTGAGTTGCTAGCGCCCGCCCCGCTGCTGCCTTTTCCATTAATCCCAACACCGCCACCGCCGCCAGTACCGGAGGCTGTGGTATAGCTATTGGTACCGCCGCCGCCGCCGCCACCTCCATAACCATCCTGTCCATCTTGGGCATAAACGGCACCGTTACCGCCATTGCCGGTGTAGCCAGCAGCCCCGCCACCCCCATTGATGCCACGGCCACCATTACCTCCGCCATCACCGCCCACGCCGCTGCCTCCAGCGGCCTCGCCTCCTCCGGACGCACCACCGTAGAGGCCACCATAGGCTGTCACCACATCGGCAAAGGATGAGCTTTGGCCGCTAACATTGGTGCTTCGAGCGCCGGGTGGGGCGACAATAACGCTCAGCACCTCGCCAGGCGTGACGGGAATGTTGTTCTTCCAACGCAAGCCGCCGCCACCGGCGCCATAGTTGCCATATGCGCGACTCGAACCACCTGCTCCGATACACACCACGCAGACACTGGTCGCATCGGCGGGCACGGTCCAATCGTGAGCGCCACCCGTCGTAAAAATGGCCTCGCCCACCGGCTCGCCTGTAGTGAATCCCGACCACTCCGACCATGGCGTGTACCCCGTCTCCTGCCCCTTATAACGGGTGCGAACCTCCAGTTCCTCCAGGGCAGGCATGCTATTGCCGCTGACTGTCCAGGTGGTGAGATTGGCGCCGTCATTGGTGCGGCTCGCGATCATCTCCTGGGTGACGGCGTGACGCAGCTCCCAGTCAGATGCGACATGGGTATCGCCGCCCCCCGGGAAGTTGAAGGCCGAGGCTGTTATTTTCAGGCCGTTGCTGAAGGCCACATCAGTCTCGCCTTCGGCCGGCGAGGTGATGACCGGCTGGGCAGCGGTATTGGTGGTCTCGAACTGCACTACCGGCGTCCACTCTGACTTCCCTAGCGTTTGCCCACCCTGGCGGCCACGACCATAGAGCAAGGTGTAGATCGGCAGCGCCGTGTCCACCGTGATCGCGGTCAGGTTGGCCGTGTCGTCCAAGGACTCCCAGACGATGTCGAGAAAATCCGGATCGGTGGCGATCTGATAGTCGGCATCGAGCTGCGTGTCAGCCCCTGACGGGTACGTCTTGAACGGTGTCAGCTGCAGCGTGGGTTGCAGCGATACGCCGGTGTCTCCCTCTGCCGGGCTGGTCATCTGCGGCGTGGCGATGGTCTGCTCACCTACGGCCAGTGCATAGGTAACACCTGCCCCGTCTCGCGTCACGTCGAGGTCGAGCGAGCCGCTGGGCTCAGCCGCGTCGAGATCCAGAGTGATGGTATCGCCGCTGCGGCTGACGGTGCCCCGGCTGGCGTTGACGGTGTACTCGGCAAACGAGTCGTAATCGGTGATCGTGAAGGTGTTGCTGCTGTCGGGATAGACCAGGTTAGGCCCTGAAAGCGACACCCGGGCCACCTCCATCTCGCCGATCTCCTCGTTGCGCACGAACAGCACTTCGTCGCCGACGCTCAGCGCCTCAGCAAAGCGCACTTGCGTCTCGCCCAGAGGCTCCCATGCGCTACGCGGCAGGCGCTGGCCGTTGAGGTAAACCGCCAGGCCCCGGGTGGTCACCTTGGCCAGTCGGAAGGTGCGCTGGTCGGCCACGGCCACCCGGCGCTCTTCCAGCGAATCCACCGCGATGTTCACGCCTTCGGCGGGGTCGTACCACTCGACGTCACCCTCTGCGTTGCTGCGCTTACGCGGCAGTTGATGCGTGGTACCGCCTTCCGGCATCAGCAGCGGCCGGATCGTGTCGATGTCTTGTTTTGTGGCGATCGTGATGTAGTCGTTGATCTTGGCGGTGACGTTTTGCGCGTTGCCCACCACGGTGTAGAGATCAAAGACGTTTTCGACAAGTGTCGCGCCGCCACCGGCGGGTAGAAAGTCGGGCTGGTCTCCAGCGTTGGAGTAGCTGTAGAGCTGCTCTTCACCGGTATCCGGGTCTTCGGCAAAGACGCCTAGCTCACGCACGAAAAAGCCGTTTTCCAGCGCTTCGTTGGTCATGATCACGCGCATGCGTGAAGTGCCATCGCCGACGACCTCGAACTCCTGGATGCTGAGCGAGAGCCGCTCATTATCGAGCGCACCCATTGAATCCGGCGCGTTACTGGTTCCGTCACCCAGGGCGACGCGGGAAAACGTTAAAGGCGCGCCGATCTGGGCTTTGGCTTGTAGGTTGCGGCCTGCCTGGGTGAGCACTAAGCCGGGAAAGTTGGCCATCGTTTTAACCTCTTACGGTGATATGACGGTGTTCGTGATAGGCGGTTGAGTGGGCGGTAGCGGCTTCGCCCATCACCAGGCGTAACTGCCACGGTGAAATGCGAACGCGTGACGCGGAGTGCTGCACAGAGCTGGTGTTGAACTCACTCGGGGTGATTCGTGGTGTGGCCGGGCGTGGCCCCATGCGGGTATGCACCCCTTGAACGGTGGCGGTGGCCAGGGTGATTTCCTGCGTGATACGGCTGCGAATGACGATGGCTTCCAGCCAGCTGCGGGCGTTCTTGGCGGATTCGATCAGGCGAATCAGACGCTGGTAGTCGCGCTCGCTGGTAAACGCACCTTCACTCACCACGCGAAAATGAAAGGGCTGGCCACCGTAGTGAAACCACTCTTGCACCTCTGCATCGTCAAAGATGAGATCTACGGCGCGCTGCACTGCGGCCGGGGTGCCTTTGTGCCGGTGCAGGTATACCGAGGCATCAATCGCATTGCGCTTTTGTGCCTCGCTCCACTGTTCATCCCATTCATCCACCGATAGCGCCCAGGCCAGCCAGGGCAGCAGGCGTGCGGGGCATTCTTGTGGCCGCCATAGTTCGCGGATGGGTACGCTAATGGCGTCGGTTCTGCTTAGAGTTTCGCTGACGGCGCGCTCTTGTGCGGTCGCGTTAGGTGGCAGCAGGTGGTTATCCATTGACCACCTCACTTTCCAGTTCGATGGCTTCGCAATAGGGCGCTTGCTTGCGGGTGGTGGTGAGGGTGGCCGTGGGGCTGAGCAGTTCTACCCGCTGCACACCGGGCTGGTGGAGCGCGGCGTACACGCCGGAGAGCGTGACTTGCGCGCCGATGCGGTGCTGTTCCTGGGTGTAGGCTTCCGCTGCCGCCAGGGCGTTTTCACGTACCACGGTGGCTTCTGGCCCCGGCAAAATGTGCAGAATCGCGCGGATAGCGTAGCCGATAATCTCTGCGCTGACGGCGGTGGGGTGGTCGGTGAGTGGTCGGGTGTCTGCAGCGTTGACGGCAGCGCTGACGGTACTGAGTAGCTCGGCCGGTGCTTCGCCGTTATCCACTTGCGACAGCACCACCACGGTGACTTCGCCGGGGGCTTCGCTGAAGGCATCGGCGTCTTTGACATCGCCGCTGGCACTCAGCGCGTGATACACGTAGGCGCGCTCTGGCCCGGCGGTGCTGAGGCCATCGAGCGATAGCAGCACGCGGCGGCGCAGGGCGTCGTTTTTTTCAAACGTAGGGGCTACCGGCGGGGTGGCGTCTGGGTCGCCGGGGTCTATTTCCAGCCGTTCGACATCAAACAGCGCTGCCAGGTGTTCGAGGTCTTCGTCTTGGGCGTAGGCGAGCATCACTGCCTTAGCGGCTTCGTTGATGCGTTGGCGTAGCAGCAGCTCACGGTAGGCGGCTACCTCTAATAGCTTGGTGAGCGGCTCGCTTTCTAGGCTGAGAGTGTCAGCCAACTCAGGGTCTCGGCTGATCAGATCAGTGGTCAGCTCTGCGAGAATAGTTTCGAAGTCGAGTGGCTCAATCACCGCCGGGGCGGGCAGCCGTGAAAGATCGATAGGGCTGTTCATAGGTTCCCCCTGAGCGGTACTGCTAGGCTGACGCGTTCGCCGTTATCCACGCGCTGAGCGGTGATGATCAGATCAAACCGGCCGGGGCGTTGGGTGGAGACTTGCCGGGTGACTTGCTGAACGCGAATGCGCGGTTCCCACTTCATTAGGGCCACTACCGTGGCGGCGTAGGCACGCAGGGCGGTGGGGCCGTTCAAGGGTTGGTCGATCAGCTCCGGCAGCAGCGAGCCGTACTCCCGGCGCATCACCCGGGAGCCGATGGGCGTGGTAAGAATGTCTGCCACCGATTGCTGGATATGGGTCAGCGAATCCATGGCGCGGCCGGTGTGTGCGTTCATGCCGGACATTAGACGGGTGCCCCTGTGTTTGATGGCCCGCCTTGTACTCCGCTATGGGCGTGGTCGTGCCCCACGTTTTTGCCGTTGTGAGTCAGGCCGCCGCCTTGCTGCTGGTAGCCGCCTTTCCGGTTGAGCTCGCCGGTGTGCTGGATGTTGCCTTGCCAGGTGGTGCCGCCGGGGGCGCTGATTTCGATAGCACCGGGCAGGCGAATGCGCAGCACACTGTTAGCGTGGTCGTACTCAAATAGCCCTTCATCGGGAAAGATTCTGCGCCACAGCGTGGCGACCTCTGCCGGGGCGGGGTGCGCGTTGGAGCACAGCCCACACAGCACCACCCCGGCGGCGGGGTCGCCGCCGGGTGAAAACAGGATGACTTGCTCGCCTTTCGTGGGCGGGTCCCAATCCCGCGTGGTGCCGGCGCGGCCTTCCAGCCAAGGCAGCCAGTCGGTGAGCAGCTCGCCGGTTTTGACGCGCACGCGAGCAGCGCGGTGGTCCACCTCGGCGATGGTGCCGAGGCGGATCAGGTTGTGCAGCAGGCGGAGGAGTTCGGGAATGTTCATAGCCGCTATCCTGCGGCGGCGTTTGGCGAAGGCGAAGCGGCGGCGGGTGTTAATGGGGCTGTTTACACCGAGCCACTTATACCGAGCTTAAATGATGAAGCACTGAATCCATGATGTGCTCTTGATCCAGTGCGGTGAAACCGAGCAGCTCCCGCTGGGCGTACTCGACGCGGGGGCCGTCTCGGGTGACGCGATCTTTGAGGCCGCGCTGGTGGGTGGCGGCGATGCGGGCGACGCTGCCGAAGAAACCCACCACGGCGGTGTCGCCCTGGGTAGTGGCCTTGAGCCATTTAGCGGTGGAGAGTTTGCTGAACATGGCGCGCCGTTTAATGCTGCCTTGCTGGGCGCGCAGGCGCTGTTCTTTGCGCGGGGCGTAGGGTGTTCCATCCGGGTTGGTTTGGGCGCGGATGCGTTCGCGCTGGCGGCGGCGAAGATCCCGCGCCACGTTGCGGGCCAGGGCGCGGCGCTGTTGGTCGTCCAGCTTGGCGAGCAGCGGGCCGACCCACTCTTCTAACGCTTCCATATTATCCGCCATGCGGGCCGTCCCATTCGGCTACCAGGGTGTACTCCGCCTGGGCCTCGCTGTCTCGGATCAGTAGCTGCCAGCGGGTATCCGGGCAGCCGGTGGTCTCGAATCGTGGCAGGGCGCGGTCGACCTTGATGTGCCCGGTCGCGCATTCCACCTTGGCGAGCACCCGTTCGCTGAGCGTTACCCGCAGGGCGACATCCACCGATTGGTGGCTGAGGATCTCGGCTTCGAAGCGGATGGCTTCAGCGGGGTCGGCGTCGGGCTGGTACTCGGCCAGCCACTGCAGCAGCGGCACGATGATGGTGTCTAGGTTCGCGCTGAAGTCGGTGAGCACGAGCTGGGCGGTGAACTGGTATTCGTGGGTGAGGTTGGGGCCACGGCGAAAGGCGATGCTGCCCTCTTCCACGAAGGTGAGCAGCCGTTCGGGGTCTTTCGCCAGGGCGGGTACCGCGTTAATCAGGTGAGCGCGTAGCAGGTGGAGCTTCTGCATGGTTGGCCTCTTGGCAGGCGATGATGGCATCGACCTCGGCGGCGCACTGTGCCCAGGCGGCTTCGGTGCGTTCTAGCTGCAGGTCGAGTTCGCCGTTGGTTTCGGGATTACTCGCGGGGAGCGTGCAGGGGCTGGGGGTCGCGCACTGATTGATAATAAGCGTCGGCACCGGTGACGGCGGGGCGGCGGCGCATCCGGATAACAGCATCAGGCAGGCGAGAGCCAGCCCAAGCGCGAAGTTGTGCATTTTCACGGTGTAGTTCCTCAATGGTGGCAAGACGGTTGGCCGCCGTGCGGGTGAGTGTGGCCTGCTGCTGAGCGAGGGCACGGCGCTGGCTCTCTAGGCGCATGGCGTTTTCCCAGAGCGCATCGATGACCACTTTGCTTTCTGCTTCCCGCTGCTGTGATTGGGCAAGCTGCTGTTCGGCGAGCTCGGCGCGGGCTTCGGCGGCGTGGGTGCGCTGCCACAGCGCCCAGGTGACCAGCAGCACGAGCACCAGAATGGAGAGGGCGGCGAGCAGGCGTGTCATGGGGTGGGCTCCTGGTGGATGGGTGTGTCGAGCCCGGCCAGGCAGATTTCCTGTTCGGTGGCACGGCGGTTCACCAGGCCGTTGAGTTTTCGCCCTCCGGCGTAGACCCAGCGGCTGAGCTCGTGGCAGGCGGCGCGCAGGTCGCCCTGGTTGAGTTTGCGCAGCAGCGTGGAGCGGGCGAAGTTGCCTTCCCCCACGTTGTACACGAACGAGGCCAGTGCGGCGCGGGTGGCGGGCGGCAGTTCGACCTGGGCGCGGCGATCCACCACCGCGAAGGCGTGGCCGAGATCCTGCTGCAGCAGGGCGGTGCATTCGGCCTGGCTGAGGGTTTGCCCCATGCGTGCCGTGGCGGTGTGGCCGTAGCAGATGGTGGGAATGCCCACGGGGTCGCGGTAGGCGCTGGGCTTGTAGCCTTCGTAGTAGGAGACGACGGCGGTGGCGATGCTGATGGCCCCGGCGGCCAGGCTGACGCCGAGCTTGGTTTTAAGACCCACGGCGGTTCTCCCAATAGTCACGTAAACGAGTGAGGTAGCGGGGTACCAGCAGCCCGATTTGTAGCGCCAGGTAGAGCAGCGTTAGCACCGTGACCCAATCGGCGGGCGTCATGCCTCCCACGTGCAGCAGCGAGACGATGGCCGGGGGCGCAGCTTTGGCGCTTTCGGTGGTGATTTCAAAGTGGTGGCTCATTCGGGCCTCGAAGGTGGCCTGGCGAAGGGCGCAGGCGGGGTTAGTCCCACAGGTTGACCGTGGGGGCGCGTGGGGCGGCGGCGGGCTGCTCGGGCAGCATGACGGGGGTGCCGTGGGGCAGCACCGGCCCCTGTTCTGCCAGCCCGGGGTTGGCGGCTAGCACCTGCTCGGTGACGCCTCGGGTGGTGCCGTAGACGCGGTAGCAAATAGCATCCAGGGTGTCGTGCTGCTGGGCGCGCACGGTGGTGGATGGAGAGCGGTTCATATCAGCTCGACCGTGCTGTGTGGCCGCCCTTCGATTTCGCTGATCGCCCAGGCGGCGTCGCGGCGGTAGCCATCGGCAGGGGCCTGGAGCTGTTCGCCGCGCTCCCGAGCGCTGTTCGTGGCGTCATAATCGGCGTAGTGCTCCAGCAGGCTGGCGTGGGCGGTGGAGTACACGGCGCGCAGGTAGAGCACGTTGAACACTTCCGGCGATTGCCACACGGGAATGGGCAGCGAGGCCATGGTGGGGTAGCCCGCTTCGACCTTGGCCTGCTGCCAGTGGCGCAGCACGCGGTTGACCGTGATCATGGCGGCCTTCAGGGCGCTTTCGATGCGCGGCTGGGTGATGGTGCTGTCCAGCCGGTGGGTGGCGCGAAAATCGCTGGGCTGGATGTCCGGCCAGAAACCGTTGTTTTCGAGCGGGCTGTCGAGCGGCTGCTCGGTGGTGTCGCTTTTGGGTGTGCCTGCCGAGATAAAGCTGCTCATTGGTTCCCTCACTTGAATAAGAAGGGGGTGGGCGGCGTTCGAGCATGGGCGTTAAAACGCCTGGCTCTTACGTCGCGCCCCCTGACGTCGGCGGTCGACTCGGTTGGCCGCTAGCCCGTGGGCACAGCGGCAGCGTTCTGTTTGCGTTCACGTTCCAGGCGTTCGAGATCTTTCTTCACGCCAATGCGGTCGTTGAGCGCGAGGGCACGTTCCAGGTGGTGCTGGGCGTCGTCTAGCTGGCCGGTGGCTCGGCAGGCGTAGCCCAATGCTTTGTGCAGCTTGGCGCGGATCTGATCGTGCATATCCGCATCCCGGGTGAGGGCTTCGACATCCACCAGGTGCACGAGCAGGGCGGTGGTATCTACGCCTTCTTCCTCCAGCTGCTTCAGTGCCTGGTCGGCGACCTCTTCGGCGATGATGGCGGGGGTGCCGCGCTCGAATTGATCCGGCGGGGTCAGGCCGTGCTTGGTGGCGTACTTGGCGATGGCGATGGCCCCGGCGAGGTCTCCGGCATCGATGCGCCAGAGCATGACGCGCATCAGCACGTCATCTTGTGCGCCCTGGCCCGCTTCCAGCACGCCGGAGACGTACTCGGCGTATTTGGGCAGGATCTCGCGCTTGATCTCGGCTTTGCGCTCCATGGATTGGGTGGATTTGAGCAGGCGATAGTCTTCAAACAGCGCGGCTTGCATCAGCTCATACGCTTCGCCTTGCATGGGGGCTTCTCCCGCGTCAGCGGCGGCGAGTGCCGCGCTGACGCGTTCAAAGTGGCGGCGGGCTGGGCTGGTCATCGTGTCTCCTTAACCGTTGATGGCTTTTTCAGAGAGTTCGATGTTTTCCACCAGGCAGCCCGCGCCGAAGTCTTCCACCACGTAGGCGTCGTTGGAGGATTCGTAGTTTTCGATGCGGTTGCGTTTGGGGTTCTCGGTGACGAAGCGGCGACGGGC